TAGCGTTCTTAAGTTTCGTTTCCGTGAACTTGAAAAGGGACTCTGCATCGCGTTCGAGCTCTTTGGCGATTTTGGCGTTCTCGTTCTGTGCACTCTTGGTAATGTTTACGATTTCGTTGAAGAAGGCCATTGTAAAAGTATAATAAATGTGTAAGAATATAATTATATAAGTATAGACTTCTTGATATGAACCCAGATGTCATTTTATTTCTAACTATAATTTCACAAAAAATCACAGGGGTTTCCACGTGCGCCCATATGATTTTGAACCGTTCTCGATCGCATTGCTGATATATCCTGCACGTACTTTGGTATATCCGTACTCTTTCAGATATTGAGCGGCATCAGAAAGACTGATGTGCTCTTTTTCCTTCACGCCATTGACATACGACACGCACGGCTTCCTGGCAGTTTTCTTCCCATCGAACTTTCCGTTTTTGTGGGCGTCGAACCCATTTCGAGAACGCGATTCGACATACAGATTTTCAGGAAGAAAATTCATAGGATCGTCGTCGTCGTGCAAAACCATCTCACCGGGTTTCTTGGCGTTGTATTCCTCAGGATAAAACGCCAAGAAACACAACTCGTGAACGCCTATATGTTTTTTGCCAACCGAGACCACCGGATATCCGCCTAGTACACACAATTGCGTCACGTCGAGAACGTTTTTGGCGTGTTTCGTCGTGTATCGCACGCGCAGCATGTTCGAAATCTCCCACGAACCTCGAGATTTTTTCCATTGTTCACCTGGGAGATCTTTAAACACCTTGTACGCAAAGCCATGTTGTTTGCGTTGAGCGTACTTTGAGATCATACCATTCGTATACGGTCTTCCCATATGATTTTTCTCACCTTCGAGATGGCCAACCCACTCGTCAACGGTTTTCTCGACCCCATCTCGAATAACAATGAATGCCGACTTGTACGTCTCTGGTACCTCTCGATTCGCAACTTGCTCCTTTTTATCTTTCCACGAAACGTTGTCGCGATCGTTATCAACTCTGTCACGATTTTTGTGATCTGCAGAATGTCCCGGAGTAGGTGGACGTCCGTGAAACGTCGACGCAATGATGCGATGCACTAATAACATTCTTAGTTTTCCGTCGTTATCGCACAAAGTGACCCATTTATATCCGCCTTTGGTAGTGTGCTGTGACACAATATTCCCAGTCCTTTTGTTTCGAATCACATCACCGGTGATAGAGTACTTGTCGTATATTTCACATGTTCCAGAGGCACGTTCGTACTTCACGGTCGCCATGCTATCACGTTTACATAAATTTATTTACTTAAATTACTATACGGTGTTGATATGGACCCTGATGTCATTTTATGTCAAATGTACGACGAGCTTGAGAGACTTCTAGAGGACGAACAGACTTTCGATAACAGATTGCGAATTATCGAAAAGGGGAATAACGTCGAGAAAAAAAAGGAGTATTTGCGGATACTTTCTAGGATTCATAAAGACATACTCGAAATAACCCGCCATATACAATATTCTGAAAACTATCTATTAGACAGACGAATATTAGGAATTAAGATTTGAAATGTTGTTATTTCGTATCGACGAATTAATATTTTATATGTTCGTAAAATTTATAATATAATGGGTTTTATTTACATTCTAACATCAATCAGTGGAAAAAAATATGTAGGTCAAACTATTCGAACAGTCGAGCAAAGGTTTAAAGAACATCAACGGTCAGATAGTGGTTGTAGAGTACTTCGCAATGCTATACAATTATATGGTTGGGAAGTGTTCGAAAAAGAATACTTTGAGTGGGTAGATAATTGGGACCTTGATTATATAGAAATGATACTTGTAGAACAATTAGAAACATTATCACCTAATGGTTATAATCTAAAGGAAGGGGGTGGTAATCGAAAGTTTAGTGAAGAAACGAAACAACTCATGAGTATTAATAACAAAGGTGAAAATAACCCAATGTTTGGTAGAAATGGTGAGTTAAGTCCAATGTGGGGAATGATTGGAGAGTTAAACCCCTTTTGGGGTAGAGAACACACAGACGAAACAAAGGAAGTATTAAGACTACTACAAACGGGTAGAAAACATACGGATGTAGCAAGAGAAAGAATGAGTGAATCTCGTAAAGGAAAACCAAAGAGTGAAAAACATAAACAAGCACTTTCAGAATCAAAAATGGGAGACAAACATCATAATTCGAAACAAGTTCATCAGTATGAGCTCAACGGAACATATATACGAACATTTGGTTCATGTGGAGAAGCTGGTAGACATCTCGGAAAGAAACATGGTGATAAAATTTCAGGTTGTGCTCGCGGGAAATACAAAAAAGCATATAATTTCAAATGGTCGTATGTGATGTTATAATTCCGATAAACCATATGGTTTATTAGAAAAACGTTGTTTTATTGTGTTTGTGCTTAGTTTTTCTTTGTTTTCTTCACGTTCTTTATGTTCTTTGTGTTTTTCACGTTCTTCACGGGTTTCACGGGTTTCACAGTTTTTTTAATTACGAAAGTTTCCTTTGTTTTTTTGGGTTTTATGACACCATTTTCAATGAGTTTTTTTTCGTAAGCTTTTAAGGCCGATAAGAAATTCATTGGACGGAAAGTTTCGCATTTTCGACTCCTCACTATGTCCATAGCCTCTCTTGCTGTAATTTGTTTTATCGTCATTATATAAGCCGCTGTAACACTAGCGCTTCTATTCTGTCCGGCCCTGCAATGAACGAGGACATTACCTTTATATCTCGTAACATCTCTTATAGCCATACTAGAGACTCCGAGATACTTTGCCATTTTATCAGCATCGAAGGCCGCGTCATGAACCGGTACTCTCAACATCGGAATGTTTGAATATTTTGGTATGTCAGCCGTGCAGTTGACCACGAGTTTTATGTTGTTTTTTTTCAGAAACACGGGGTCCGCGGCGGTTGCTTCGGAGCCTACCCACACGTGATTTGTGATTTTCTTTTCTGGAAAATATAATAGTCCTTTCCATTCTATCATATTGCTCGTGGGTCCAGGGTAATCACATTTTACATTCATATTTATATATACGAAATACTTTTATTTATCACGCGGCGGGTTTGCGGCCCGATGAAAACTTATAGCAAAAGTCTACGAAATCCGAAAAAGTACACGCGTCGAGAATTGGCAGACCTTGTGATTGAATCCAATCTTGCAAAATATGGTATGAAGTGGCAAGCTCCTCGCTTAAATAGTCAAACCACACTTCTTCGTCATATTCGTAAATTGGATATTCTTCGATTTCTTCGTCTTCTTCATATTCACGAAGTTCTTCTTCCTTTTGCTTCTTAATTTCTTTCTTAATTTCCTTGTTTTGTTTCATGACTGATATGTACTATTATATCATGTATATTTTTACTTAAGTTAATCCCGTAATTTACGACGGAACATTCGTCATTGAGACATTCGACTTCCACCACAATGCAATAATCGTAGTCTACACCATCATCTGCCATGTAATCTACATATTTTGTAGCAATAGTCAATTCACCGTCTTTTAGCTCTATCGCATCGTCCCATTCGGAAGCCCTGCTTATAGCAACGTTTAGGACTTCCGAGAAATACTGAGCGCTATGACGATTATCAAACAGTATGGGGGTTGTATCGGTGGTTTTACCATTCTTAACATGACTCATATTGAACTTATTGCGTTTATACGATTTTTCTACTATAACATAAGCCGTTCGATGTGTACTAGCAATAACGGAATCCATTATGTTCGTCAAGAAGTTTGTTAAATATAATATAAAAAAGATGAGTAATCACAGATTTTATATCATTTTGAAGGTTGTCATTTCTTTCTTTAGTCAACGTTTCCATGTGCGGCCGTATCTTTTTTTTCCAAACTTTATTGCGGTGCTGATATTTCCACATAACGCGTTAGACCAACCGTTTTTTCTCAGATATTGAACAGCATCGGAAAGACTGAGATGCTCTTTCTCCTCTACATCGTTGACATATGACACGACATACTTCCTGGCTGTTTTTGTACCGTCATATTTGCCATTATCATAAGCATCTGAACGATTCTGAGAGGGTGTCCCTATCAGGAGATTCTCTGGACGGAAATCCATTGGATCATCATGTTTATGTCGGATTATCTCTCCGGGTTTCATGACGGCGTATTCTTCAGGATAAAACGCCTGGAAGCATATGATATGTACTTTTCGAAGTTTGCCGTTTATTCCGATAACTGGATAACCATCTTGTGTACACAACTGGGATACGTCAAGCACGTTCTGAGCATGATCTGTCACATATTTCACACGATTCTTGTTCGATATCTCCCAATGACATATACGATTTTTCGAATCGGAAACTTCTTTCCACTCTTCGCCTGGAAGATCGTCGAATACCTTGTATGTAAACCCGTTTTGTTTACGTCGAGCATATGCTCTTATGATGTTGTTTGTATACGCTCTTCCTAATCGATTCTTCTCATTTTGTAAGTATTCCATCCATTCTTTCACAGTTTTCTCTACCCCGTCGCGAACGACGAGGAAGGCCGACTTGTACGTATCGGGACGCTCTTGGTTCATATTCTGTTCCAACGGCATCTTCCACGAAAGATTATTGATAGAATTGTCAGTTCGTTTTCTGTTCTTATGATCCGTTGTATGTTTCATTGTTGGAGGAGGCCCGTGATGTAACGACGTGAGTATACGATGGACTAATAATTTTTTTTGTTTTCCGTTATTATTGTTCAGAACAACGCTTTTGTAACCGTTCTTATTCATGTGCTGTGCGACTTCTATGTTGGATTTCTTATTTCTAATCACGCCATTATCTTCGTAATATTTGTCAAAGACTTCTTTACGACCGTCTTTGTAGTAATATCGAACGGTCTTCATTTAGATAAGATGTTCTAAACTTATTTAAATGAGTTTATTGGACGATATGATAAAATGACAATTATCTTGTCCCGCCGAGAATTCTTCCACGTTGTGTAATTGT